GAAAAAGATATAAGAATAACAGTTGGTTCAACCACTCGATTTCCATTTTCATTACACCCACTTGTTTGTTTTTTTAACTTTTATCAAATTCAGATGCCTAATTTAGCTATGCCATATGAAGAGGATGGTGAGCAGGTTATGAGGTTTCCTATTGAAAAATACCATATGAATAAAAAAATAGATTTTTCAATAAAAAAAAATAGAGGTATTTTATCTAATCGAAAAGTTGGACGATATAGAGAAATTGTTGATAGTAAAATTGGTAGTAATTTTAATGGTACATACAGGTATTTAGAATATGATTTATTTAACAATTATACTAAAGAAGATAATAATAAATTTCCAACTTGGAACAATCTTTTAAATGAATATGAATCATCTTTAGTTTCTTTTATAATGGAAACTGAAAATTCAATTCATAATTATAATCCAAAATATATACTAAATGGAATAACAGAAAAAACTCCTCTTGCTTTTATGAACTTCTGTATTCCTATAATTTTTGGAGGTAAGTATTTTTTAAAAGAGCTAAAAGAACTTGGATTTTGGGTTGCGAATAATGATTTTGAATTCGGTGGCGGCGATACTGAGGATGATGATATACGCATACTTAAATTTATAGAATGTATTAATAAATTTAATTCTATGAGCACAAAGCAGATAAAGGCATATTATCTCGATAATATCAATAAGATTCAATCTAATTATGATTTGGCATCATCTATTATTAATAATCAAACTATACAAAATAAATTTCCTCCATATTCTAATTTAAATAAAAACAATATAATAAATGGCATTCTTTGAAGATAACACAACAGAAAAAGTAAACAATTCTCTTTGGGTAGAGAAATATAGACCCAAACGTTTATCTGAATATGTAGGTAACGAACACCTCAAGGAAAAAGTGGCAGACTATTTACAAAGTGGCGATGTTCCTCATTTACTATTCTTTGGTAAAGCGGGTACTGGTAAAACTACACTTGCAAAGCTAATTGTAAATTCAATCAATTGTGATTATATTATCATTAACGCTTCAGATGAAAACAATGTTGATACAGTTAGAAATAAAGTAAAAGGTTTTGCTTCTACGATTGGTTTTAAGGATATGAAAGTAATCATTCTCGATGAGTTTGATTACATGACACCAAATGCACAGGCAATCCTTCGTAACTTGATGGAAACTTTCTCAAAACATTGTAGGTTTATCCTAACTTGTAACTATGTAGAGAAAGTAATTGACCCAATCCAATCTCGTTGTCAAACATTCCAAATTGTACCACCAACTAAAAAAGATGTTGCGGTACAAATCTCACAAATCTTGGGTAAAGAAGGTGTAAGTTTCGAACCAAAAGACCTCGTACCTATCATTGACAGTTCATATCCTGATATTAGAAAGATTATCAATACCTGTCAGTTGAATTCCTCTAAAGGAAAATTAAAACTCGATACAACCTCTGTAATCGATTCAGATATTAAATCAAAGGTGGTGGAGATTCTTAAAGGAAATGATGCAAAACCAAACAAGTGGAAGAATATTAGACAGGCAATTGCAGATTCAAGAGTTCAAGATTTTACTGAGTTCTATACTTACCTTTACGAAAAAGTTGATGAGTATGGTGGTAGTAATACCTCAAACATTATTCTGATTTTATCAGAATCTCAACACAAAGATGCATTAGTGGTGGATAAAGAAATAACATTTATGAGTTGTATAATTCAAATCGTTGGAATATTATGATACAATTAGAAACAGATTCTTTAGAATATCTTATAAACTCATCTCCTAAACTAATGGTAATGTTTGGTACTGATTGGTGTGGGAATTGTGATATTTTAAAGCCAGAATTTAAAAAAGTGTCTGAAGAATACAAAGATATACCTTTCATATTGGTCAATCCTGATAATTTACCAAAGAGTAGAGAATTAGTGGATTTGACTAATATACCAATGGTAGTTGCGTTCAAAGATGGATTAGAAATATTCAGTAAATACGGCAACCGAGCTGAAATAGTTAAAGAAGTTTTGAATATTTTACTTTGATTATTCAAATATTTTTCGTATATTTGTAATAAATAAAATATAAGATATGAAATACGACCCAACAAAGGAAGAACCATCAAGTGAAGAACTTGATAAATTATCAGAAGAAGAATTTTTCGAGTGGTTAGATACTAAAGCTGAATATTTAAAAACCAAAACAAGAAAATTAAATTCTCATGAAATTAAAAAAATTGCATTCTTAGATGCGGCTTTTAAAGGTCGTGATATAACAAATGAAGAATGGGAGAAGATAAAAAAACAAGGTAAACTAAACGAAGAAGAAAATAATAAAAGATGGCAAAAATCGTAGGAATGGGTGGTGGTACTACACCTCAACAATCACAACCAAAAATAGATTTATCAAAGGCAAAAGAAATTGTTTGTCAAGAATGTGGCGGCTCAGTATTTATACCAGGTAATAAGTTTTTAAAAATATCAAAATTAGTTACCGGTACACCAAAGGATGCAATCATACCAGTTGAGTTATATTTATGTGGGGATTGTGGAGAAATAAATCAAGAACTATTACCTGAAGAATTGAAAACAGTTATAACTAATGGCAAGTAAAACACTATTTGACCACATAAAAGCAGTTACAACCGAACAGAATCCTGATTATTGGGATACACTCGAAGAAAGTGATAAAAAATCTTGGAGTAATTACATGGTGCATAGATTTCTTTCTATGAATCCTGATTGGATAGAAGTTCTTTCAGAAATACAACCATATACACAAACATTAGAACCAAAACAATTATATCTTGCTCTTATTGGTTTGATTCCAAAGGGTAGATATTATTTAAAATATACAAAAGGTAAGAAGGATGATAAATATGAAAGTTGGTTAGTAGACCTAATTAAACAAGATTTTTTGTGTTCTTCTAAAGAAGCGGAAGAATATACTGAAATTCTTTATTCAACTCGTGAAGGTAGAGAAAATATTAAGTATATTTGCGAAAAATATGGAATAGAAAAGAAACAAATTACTAAACTGAAATTAAAAGTATAATGAAAAATGATACTTTTTGTATATTACCCTTTTCTCATTTAAATGCTTACCCAAATAAAAAATTAAAAGTTTGTTGTTATTCTCAGAAGTATTTAGATATTGAAGAATCTTCTGATGATGTCGTTGAGTTATTCAATTCAGAAACTTATAAAGAGGTTCGAAAGAAAATGTTAAATGGTGAAAAACCATCATATTGTGATATTTGTTACGATATGGAAAGTGAAGGAAGTTATAGTTATCGTCAGCAATGGAATAATCATTATAAGGAAAAAGTAAATCATTATAAAAATATTACAAAACCAGATGGTTATATCAAACCCAGTTTTCTAAGATTAGATTTAAGACCATCTACTAATTGTAATTTTTCATGTAGAAGTTGTTCTTCAGAAGCATCATCAAAATGGATAGAAGAGGAAGATTTATTTTACAAAAAATTTCCTGATTTAAAATCATATAACCCTAAAGACTTTAATAAAAAAGTCAATTTTCAAATTGATGAAAAGTATTTGAAAGATTTAGACCAAGTGTATTTTGCAGGTGGGGAGCCTCTTTATATGAAAGAAATGTACACTTTTTTAGAAAATATAAAAAATAAAAAAGATGTAGAACTCCACATAAATACAAACTTTAGTTTACTAAATTATGTGAAGGATGATTTATTTGAATTTTTATCCGAATTTAAATTTACAAATTTTATAATATCGTGTGATGGCTTGGGTAAAGTTGGTGAATATATAAGAACCGGATTTTCTCATGAAAAATTTTGTGAGAATGTATCCAAATTAAAAGAAGTTCAAAAAAAATATACAGATGAAAGAGGATGGTGTAGAATAAAGAACGTATTTCAATATACATCGTCAATATATAATTGTTATGATTTTTTTAATTTTAGACAACAATTATATGAATTAAATTTTATCGATAGTGATGATGAAATACTTTTTAATTATGCGGTTGGACCATTTTGGATATCTGTAAATAACTTTTCTTTTAGAGATGATATTGTAAAGTTCTTTAAAAGTAATATCAATCAGATTACTGGAGAAAGATTAAAAGTTCATCTTGAAAGATATATAAATTGGATTGAAAGTAGTCCAGAATCCGAGTACTCACATGAAAAATGTGTATCTGATTTTAGAAAACGATTTAATTTTGGTAATGATTTTAATAATACAAAAGCTCCAAAAGAACTTGAGTATTTAACAAAAATATAATATATGAATAAGAAAACATTTTGTATAATGCCATTTATACATTTATATTCTTCAACAAACGGTGAATTGAGGCCATGTTGTATAGCGGGTTCATTTGATGTAAAAGTAAATTTAAAAGATGGAGTTGAATCTGCATTTAATTCAGTTCAAATGAAAAAACTAAGACAGGATATGTTAGAGGGTAAAAGAAATTCTGTCTGTAATGTTTGTTATAATTCAGAAGATAACGGAATTCCAAGTTCACGTCAGATGTACAATATGTCAATATCTAACGATTTCAATAATGATGGTTATGTTATGCCTTCTGTTAACGAGGATTTTTCAGTTGATAGTGATTTTCAATACATAGATGTTAGATTTTCTAATTTATGTAATTTCAAATGTATAATGTGTACACATGAATTCTCATCACAATGGCATGATGATATGGGATTTGAAGACCCATATCAGAATGATGGTAGGTATCAAAAAAATCATTCAAAAATAATAAACATATCAGATAATATTTTAGATGATTTGAAACCACATTTATCTAAGTTAAAAAAAGTATATTTTGCTGGAGGAGAGCCACTCATAATGAAAGAAAACTATGAGCTTTTAAGGTTTATAAAAAATAATTCAATAAACAGTTCTCATCCAAAAAAAGGAATAGAACTTTATTATAATACTAATCTATCAACTTTGGCATATCAAGGTGATAGTTATATGGATTATTGGAAGGACTTTAAAAAAGTTTATATATCTATCTCTTGTGATGGTTTGGGTAAAGTTGGTGAATACCAAAGAGTAGGTTTTAATACTGAAAAATTAATTTCTAACATAGAAATCCTTAAACATGATTTTGAACCGGCTTCTCCAGATTCCCATAGTATTAGATTTGGATATGGATTTCAATATACAGTAACTTCTATAAATGTATGGCATATATTTGATTTTGTTGATTTCTTAAAAGAACAAGACATTATAACAGAAGAAAATCAAATAACATTTTTCAATGCATTTGGTTACTATGGATTACAAAACTTATCGGATTCAGAAAAAACAAAAATCGAAAAGTTCTTATTAGAAAACTTAGATAGATATGAAAACGATTATTTTATTAATAGTATAAAAAACTTAGTAACTTCAATGAAAACAGAAGCTAGAATTGAATCAATTGAAAAGGTAAAGAGATTTACTGAGTATTTAGACATTAAGAATAATCAAAATTACTACGAAGTTACTCAAACAAAGTTTGAAAATGACTTGGAAAATTCATAATTTTTTCGTATATTTGTATAACAAATAAAAGATAAATGGCAAAAGTAAGTTATTCTCAATATGGTATGTATTCAACTTGTCAAGAACAGTACAAGTTAAACTATATTGATAAGTTAGGAACATCATCAGCAAACATTCATACAATTTTTGGTAGTGCAATGCACGAAACAATCCAACACTTTTTGGATGTAATGTATAATGTATCTAAAAAACAAGCTTTAACTCTAAACTTGGAGCAGATGTTATACAACAAACTTGTAGAACATTTTACCAAAGAGAGTGAAAAAATGGTGGATGGGATGTACCCGTGTACTAAAGAAGAATTGGGTGAGTTTTTTGAAGATGGTAAGTTAATTCTTTCTTACTTTACAAAAAAGTTAGATAAACTTTATTCTAAAACTGGATTTGAACTTGTAGCGATTGAACAAGTTCTGAACGCAGAAATAAAACCAGGTGTTCATTTCATTGGGTTTATTGATGTATTACTTAAAGATAAAACAACCCAAGAATATATTATCATTGACCTTAAAACTTCTACACGAGGTTGGTCAAAATATCAAAAGAACGATAAAGTAAAAACATCTCAGATGTTACTTTACAAAAAGTTCTATTCTCAGAAATATGATATTCCATTAGATAAAATTAAAGTGGAGTATCAAATACT